TTTATCAGTATCTTCAACACTGCCCTTTACTGTAATACTGTCTATAGTACCATCATAAGATACAAAAGTTTTTTTCAACTTTAGATAATTCACATTCACTAGATAAACATCTTTATCTAGTCCAAATTCAGCTACTTCAGTAGTATCAAAAGTGATTACCATTAGTCCTCCTCTCCGTATTTATTAGTACGTTTAGTTGTAATAGAATCCTCTATTTCTTCCCATTTGTCAATGACTCGTTGCTTGAGATTTTTCTTCAGTTTATTCTTTTCTATATAGGAAACAAGTTCTTCCCTAGTCATAGGTTCAATTCCTTGATCCCATTCAATAGATTTAGCAGATTTAAGTAACTCACCTGTTTTTTCAGAGCGAAGATCAAATAGGAAATCAATATTGGCGGCTATATCATCCATGCCATAAGTGAAATTTATAGGTACAAAACAAGAACGGAAAGGTCGAGGATGCCTTACCTTTTCTGCTTTAATAGAGATAAGTACACTGACTGCTCGACCTTTAATTTCCTCCTGTTCTCGTGCTTTACTATAAATGCGAGCAGTTTCATAGAAACCTATAGCTCTACCACCGCCTAGTTTATTCTTCTTTTCATACATGCCACCACCAACATTATCTCTTTCCTGTGAGATAATATAAAGAAGGGAATTCTTCTCTGCTAGTTTTGCAGAAAGTCCTCTAAACATCTCTTGACTAAGGAACTTACTAGCCGCCATAGCATAGGTACCTTCATCAAATTCCTTACCTTTAGAAAAAGCAGTATGTCTATTTTCTCGTCTATCTTCCATTTCCTTGCTACTTAGAGCATCGAGAGAATCAAGAATATAAATACCATATTCATCTGGTTGAAGGGTATCAAGAAATTTATGCACATCATATTCCCATTCTTCTACAGTTTGGGGCATATCATCCCTGAACTTCTTATTAGTAGGGATTATATCTACACCATATAGAGCTTGTGTATCTATGGTATTGCCAAATTCTATATCGGCATATTTCCATTTCAGTTTATCTTTGTATTTATAGTAATTAGCAGCAATCAGCTCACAAGCTTTGAATGTTTTAGTGGAAGAGGAGCCTCCCCAATCTCTGACAATAGTTCCAGCTTCCCAACCCATTCCATAGCCAGCTTTTTCACCTCCACCTACAACAAGGTCCAAAAGAGTAGAACCCGTTGTAAAATAAAATCCCCGCTTAGGGGTGCTATCTTTCTTTGCCAAAAGTGTCTCCTTAATACTTCTCAATATCTTATCTGACATAACACTCCTAAGTGTAATGGGTGTACTATGTTTTTGCACAGTATCACCCATTATGTTACAATGCTAATTAACTAGCTTTTACGCAGGCTTTCCATTGCTTACAATCTTCACACTCAGGGAAATCATCATTGTCCTTACCAAACTTGTGGCCGTGTGGACAAGATGGCCCCTCATCCTCTTCCTCTTTATGGGCTTTTTTAGAGGGCTTTTCATCCTCATCATCTTCCTTGTGTACTTTCTTAGCTGGTTTGTCCTCTTCCTCTTCTTCATCATTAGCACCATGAAAAAGAGCTTCAATCTCTTCATAGGTATGAGTAGTAATACACTCATCAAATGCTATAGCACTTTCTACATTATCTTCAGTAACAGGTGCTTTCCTGTCAATGAAATTGATCCCTGAATATTCAGTGAATTCCATCTGCCCTTTCTTGGTATGTGTAGCCATGAATTTGACAGTCTTACCATCATCAAGATCAGCGGCAAGGAATACAGCACCATCTTCACCCATAGTAGCTTGTGCCGCTTTGAATGCTTTACCAAAAAGATGGTTACTAACATCAAACACTTGCATCTTACCGTCTTTAAGTTTGACATTATAGATAACCCTAAGAGAAGCCCAGCAAGCTTTCGCAGCATCTTCATCTCCAGCATCTTTGAAGTGTTGTCCTGACTCGCAAATAGGACAAGGCTTTCCATACATTTTCTTAGGACAAAGAACTACACTATTCCCAGGTCCAACATTTTTATGCACCCAGTATTCAAGGCAATAATCAGGATCGCCAACTTCAAGAGAACCTGATGCAACAAGGGGATGTTTCTTTGATTTAATGACATAAGGAACAATGTCAAACTTATTTATCTCACCTTCCACAGGTTTGTAAAAGGAAACTTCTTGCCCCGCCTTTGACCAATCAAAGATACTCTTTTTACCAGACTCTTTTTCGGCCTTGGCCCTTTTCCCCATGTCAAACTTGCTCATTACTGCTCCTCCCTTTTGGAACGTAGATTCTTTCTAGCATCGATTTCTGCACTATTATTTCCATTAGCATAGTACTGATTCAAATATAACTTTACAAGGTTATCAAGTTCACTCTTTCTATGCTCCATACTCGTAATAGCAACATCAAGATGATAAAGGGCTTCAGAAGTTTTCCTTAGTTCCTCTTTAGCATTCTGTACATCAGTATCTTGAGTTATCATAGCACTATAGACAGCTTCGGTAGCTTTCACTTCCATAGGAGGATTCATCCTATAATACATTTCCCTCTGCGCCAACACCAAGTCTAGTTTATCTTTTGCAGCATCTTTCTTTGCTTTGGCATCGGCATACATCTCGCCATAAAACTGATACATGATAGGTTGAAGTTCACATTCTTCATCTAATTTCATCCTGTTGATTTTAACATCTTCGGAGAAATTATCACCTATAACTTTAGCCATTACACGTCCTCCTCATTATCATAATCCTCTTCATAGTCATTATACTCATCCCAGTATTCTTGCATTTCGTCCTCCACTCTTTTCTCTTCAATAGGATCAGAAGCATCATAGCAGTTTGGACATACCATATTGCCTACCTCCCAACCTTCCTCTAAAAGCACTAAATCAATAGCCTCTTCAGGATGAAAATTATTATCTCCTGTAAAAAATACTTCATGCTTAAATCCACATTTGGTACATGATACTTTACTTGTACCTTCATAAACATATTCGACATCCATGTATTACCTACCTATAGTTTTCCAACACGCAAGCACTAACCCGGCTTTATTTGTATTATAGAATGGTTCAGAAAAGTTTGCAATAGCATTGGCTACCCTCTTAGCTGGTCTTTTCAACATGACTGAAGCCATATATCCTAATACAGCATATCTAATAGATTCCCAATCTGTTGTTTCTAGGCTACTGATTATTTTAGAAATATCAGACCATTCAAAATCTTCATTGATAAGCCCTCGACAAAGATCAATAGTGGCTGAAGAACTTTCATCAGAACCAAGTAGTTCTAGCATCTCCTCCTCAGTATTAAGATACAAAATCTTTTCCAATAAGACAAGGGCTTTTCTTGGAGAACGATCAGCCAATTCCACTATTTTTTCATAGATAGATAAAACTAATTTTACACCTTCATTTCTACTCACCTTCCTAAGTAGGGTGAGCATGTCATCATCATTCAAAGGAGGTAATTCTATTACTGTACATCTGGATTTAATGGCAGGAATAAGTTTTTCTGGATTAGTGGTACAAAGACAAAAATAAACATGCTTTGGAGTATCTTCAAGAGTCTTTAGCATAGCATTCATGAAATCATTAGTGCTTTTATGCACCTCATCAAGAATATATACAATAGGCTTTCCATCCATACTAGCATATTGGATATTTTCTATGATTTCTCTTGCACTATCAATACCTCGATTATTAGAGGAATTCACTTCTATAATATTCCCTTGAATAGTTGAAGCGAGTATTCTTGCTATTGTGGTCTTACCGCAACCAGTATCCCCCGTAAAAAGATACACATGAGGGTGATTCTCTTGACTAAGCATCTTGGATAAGGCTTTCAAAGATGAAGCATTACCCAAGACATCATCAAAAGTTTGTGGTCTATATTTAAGATAAAGACTCATGTATCTTCCTCCATTTCAGGATCATAAGTTAAAGACCAACCTTGATAAGTGAATATACTATGGCAATCTTTACATTGGGCTTTCCATTCGTCATCTGCATCATAATAATAGGTAGCCATCCTTTGTTGTTCACCACACTTAGAACAGTAAATTTGTTCATACTTTTTCATTTCTATCTACTGTAATAAGACTAGAAAAAGGAAGTTCTCTTATGATCCAATCAGTGAAAATATGCCATTGAGGAAGAACATGGTCTTTCCTATCAAAATAGATATGTCGTAGAGTCTGATAATTGGTATTCATTATCCTAGTTTGAAGGAATGATTCAGGAAGATCATGTTTCATATCCAGCATCATAAGTATCTTATCACCAAAGCCATTGTAATAACGTTTGTTGCAGAATTTCCTTAGTGTTTCATCATCCATACCGTCTTCAAAGTCATCAGAAACAAGATCACGGGAAACTATTCTATGAATAGTGCTTTCACTCATTTCTGTAGTGCCTATCTTGTAGGTTGACATTTCTTGCCACCAGTATCTAGGCGCACGAATTTTAAGCCACACCTGTACCATCCGCATTACCTTAGCGTGAGAATCCCCTTGCTTTACCAGAGAATAAAGTAATTTATAATCATCTTCATACAAGAATGTTTCAACATCACAACCGGGTGCTATAGAGTATATAGCTGATACTTCATTGCTTTCTTTTCGTTGACTATTAAAAGAAAGTCTTACAGCATCTGCGGCAATTTCAAGTCCTGCTACATCAAGCAAGTTAATTTCCATTGCTTTTCTCCTTTCTATCTATCCACATCAAAAAAAGGCAGTTAGCCATAGCATGAGCCAAATGACTATATCCAGATTCACTGTCGTTTATATTACCTTTTTGCCATTCCATAATATGTCTAAGAAGAGCATTAAAATACCGTTTCTTGCCATCAGGTACTCTTTGCCAATTATCATCAGAACCATATTTCTTAGCACCTTTAGTAAGTACAGCCACCACTTGTTCCATCTCTTCTATGGGAATTTGGCTCCATTCTAGTTTATCAAAATCATGTTTCTTTCCATATTCTGCACGAGGAACATCTGTAGGTCTTACCCACTGTTCACCATTATGACAGGACATCCTACCTCCCACTTGATCCAAAGCCACGATCACCACGTTCGGTA